GACCCTTTAGAATTTATTATGCGTGACCATAAAGGTATATACCAAAGGTGGGGAGCTCGAATGAATCTTGTTTTCCCCAGTGGTAAGGAGATAAGGATAAATGCGAGACACACTTTTAAGGGTAATAGTATATGGAATACCGCTCACGGTGTTGCTAGGGCTGCTCAAACTGGTTGGTCTGACCATATCCTCACTTGCGGGCATACTCATGTATCTGGTTACCAAGTCATAAAAAATCCTGCTAATGGAATAATAAGTCATGCTTTACAAGTTGCATCGTTTAAGACAATAGATAATTATGCAGATAAGTTAGGGTTAGATGATAAGAATATATTTAATTGCCCAGTTACTATTGTAGACCCTAATTACGATGACCATGATAATAGGCTTATTACTACAATTTTCAATCCCCAGACGGCTTCAGAATACCTAACATATCTTAGAACTAAATAGCGTAAATTAAAAAGTGAATATTAATTCTCAGAATGTATCAAAAGCAGAAGAGGCTATACAGCTAGCTCATAAAGACCTTATATCATTTGGCAAGTTGTTTTTAC